TGAAGTCGGTTTTTTTATACCCCATTCCCTGCAAATATATTTGTGTGTGTTTCTGCATAGCTTCCCCATTAAATTTTCCGTTGATTAATAATTAAAAAATTTAACTATGCAAATTATTTTCCGTCTATTTCTTTTAACTTATTGATTGCGTATTCTATGCCACTCGTACCGCCCCAGCAGTCCCACATAAGACCGCCACAACCTTCGCTATAAGGTACATCTTTATGCTGCTGATGTCTCTTAAAGGAAGCCATACGAGCAATAGTATCTCTACTTATAGGTTCTCTATTAGCTAACTGCCTTGCTCTTGCTTTGCCGGTTGCTTCTCCACAAGAACCCCATCCGTGTTCCTCTACCCACTTCAAAGCCCTCTTTGCGTTATTAGTTGCACTCTCTGGGTAATCGGTATAGCTATCAGCGAACTTGCCACCTGCCAGAATAGCCTTCCAAACTTGCATAGCTTTCTCTTCGGTATCGTACACGCACCCACCTTGTCCGATTTTCCATTTTCCTGAACTGCATTGTGTTACTGGCATAGTTTACTATAAATATACTTTCGGTCTAAATTTATCTCGTCAAAGTTATACTTCTTTTGGCAGAACTCAAATAGCTTTTGTCCGCTCTCCTTTCGCATACCCGCATCGCTTACTAAATCTCGTATATGTTTATACCAATCCTTTTGGCTTTTAACATAATGCACTGGCATATCTAAATAAGGATTAACGTGGCTAACAATAGCAGGGTTCTTTTTAGCAGCCGTTTCTAATACCTTTAAATTTGACTTCATAGCGTTGAACTTGTTATCTACGAGTGGGATAACTGAAATGTCTGAGTCCGTATAAGCACCCATATATTCCGTAACTTTTGCATAGTTATAGATTGTAGGGTTTAGCTTTAGTCCGCAAGTAAAGGCATCAATCATTTTATCCCATATAGGTTTCTCCCCGTCATTGTAACCTGCAATAACAGTTCTTATGTTCATACCTTGTAGCCTTTTGAACGGCTGCCTAAGTATTTCTAAATCTCTCTCGTGCGTTCCACTACCGCTCCAAAATAATCTAACCTTGTAATCTTCGGTCTTGTTGTCTTGGAACTGCTCTTGCCCGTAAGGTAATGCGTTTGGTAAGATGTGAACGTTCTTATTAAATGAGCTTATCTCTCCTGCTAACCTTTCGTGTGTGCAGGTGCAAAGGTCTGCAATCTTTAAATAGTCGGTAATCTGTTTATTTATGTTATTGTACTTGTATCTCCAATACAACAAATGGCTTTCGCTAAGTTCCCAGTAATCGTCATTATCGACTACTAACTTAAAGCCGTACTTAGTGCGCCAAGTGTCCATTTTCTTTGCATCAATCTCGTTAAGCATTCTATTCATTAACACAATATCCCAACCTTGTTCAAGTAGTTCGTCATTCAATACATCGGTAATAAGTGCGTACTCTTTTTCCATATAAACAATAGGCATCATTATTCGGTGCAGTCCTACACCCGAATTGGCTGAAGTTATACAAAGTATTTTCATAAGTTTATATAATATGTTTTATTCCCATTTGTATAAGCAGATACATTGTTGCTATGCAAACTCCAGGTCTTTTGTACTAATTCATTTTTATTGTAACCATAAGCATCAATGCTATTTTGCTCAATATGATTAGCGGTATATTCTTTAATAAATTTCGTATGCAAACCTGCTGCCCTGCATCTCGTACAATAATCTAAATCTATTGCTCCGTATGGGTCAAGTTCTTGATTGAATGCACCAACTCTTTTTATAGTTTCTTTTGTTATAGTAAAGTTGCCAATTAAATCAGCCGTGTCATTACCTGTACTATGTAAAGGAATAGAACAAATACCAATAGTTTTGTCTTGTAAAAAGTCATTTCTTATTTGCAACCAATTATCAGGTTCTAATATATCGTTACCCATAATAGTTACATAATCTATATTATCAAAGTTTAAATTCCTTAAGCCTTTATTAGTTGCAAATGCTATACCTTCTTCATTAATGATAGTAACTATATCAATATGCTTACCCGCATTTTTGATATTCTCAAACAATGTATTGATGTTTCTATCTTTATAGTTTAAGTATACTATTGCATTCATTATCTTATGTTTGAGCCGATTTCTCGTGCAGGAACTCCTGCGTATTTAGTATTTGGTTTTGCATCTCCTTTTACAAAAGCACTTGCACCTATCATACAATTTTCTCCTACGTTTGCAAACTGATGTAAAACTGCGTTTAATCCTATGTTAGCACCTTTGTCAATAATTGAATGCCCACCTATTTTTGCTCCGCAGCTTATAGTAACATTATCTAAAATTGTGCAGTCGTGTCCGATGTGTGCGTGTTTCATTATGAAACAATTATTACCAATAAAGGTATCAATCTCCGTACCTGCGTCTATTGTTACAAGTCCTGTAATAACATTGTTATCGCCAATATATACTTTACCTTTTTCTTTTTGCCAGAACTTCTTATGCTCGGCAGGGTCGCCAATGATACAATAAGCACCAATATAGTTGCCGTCTCCGATAATTACGTTATCGCCAATAATAGCGGTAGGGTGGATAAAATTAGCCATTCTTTTTATTTTTAGGTTGTAAATCGTACCATTCGTAAAGCCTTTTAATCATATCAAAAATACAATGGCTGCACCATACTGTCAATATAAAATCTGGACTCATATACTTACGGTATATATGCTCGTACATTTTTAAGATGTCTAAATCTATATTCCTAACATATCCGTTCTGCACCATTTCGTAGTTAGGTCTATGTAGTTCTAAATAATTTCTGTGTTCTATTTCCATAAGTTCCACATTAGTTTTGAAAGTAAAGGTGCTACTACTCCTGGTATAAATACAAACGCAATAACATCGGTACATATTGCAGGTAGTAAATATAAAGCTAAGCCTGTCCAAGCTGCTAAACAACTCGTGCAACTAAAAGGCTTAAAATCTAAATACCATTTTCTATGGAATTGATGTATCTCTACAAAGAATATTGCAAAGCATATTGCTGCTATTATTATCATTTTCGTAATTGTTTTTTAAGTTCGCGTTTAGTTAATTTAAGTTCCCTATGTATTGACATATAAGGTATGCCTGTAACTCTGCTAAGTTCTTTAGCGTTGCAGTTGTGCTTGATAGCATACACTCGTAATAGTTCAGCTTTGTACCAGTGCATCTTGGATAGTTCGTCTTCTACTTTGTTAAGTAAATCTTCGTCCCTATCGTGTACTATTAATTCAACCTCTAAAGGTTTTCGGTATGTGCGATAAAATTGGCTCGTATTACTTTGCATCATATTAATCATAGTTCTAACCAAGTAGAACTTTAATACGTTACGGGTGCGCATATCAATTAAACGCTCTTCGTCCATTTCACATAGCACTTTAAATAGCTCACTTCTTAAATCTTCTCTCAGGTCTTCAGGCTGCATTTTATCTATTGCTTCCTTTAGTTCTCGGCTATCCCAAAGTTCTAATATGATACTATTCTTGTTCATATTCTTTTAAGGTTAGTTTGCCGTTGTCTTCGGTTGCTATGTAACAAAAACAATTTGCCGTCTTTGCTAAGTTTAAGAATGCTATTTGATAACTGCTAAGTTTATCGCCTATGGCTTTGGTTTCGCAGTAAACCGCAACTCCGCTATGTGTGTGAAAGCCTACAACATCTGGAACTCCTTTAAGTCCTATGAAAGTTCTGCCCCTAACCGCTAAATTATTATTTCTCCATACAAAGCACCCGTTTTTATTTAGGGTCTTAATTGCTTCTTTGGTTAATTCGTTTGCGGTCATAAAGCAAAAATATACTAAAGTTCTTGATATTGACAAATACTTTTAAATATTTGATAAGCTACCTGTGGAACTATTGCGTTTCCGTAGGCTTTGATGCTTTCGTTTCTCCATTTTGAAAAGGTAATGTCGTCCAATTCTTTGGGAAGCCCATCATCTCCTCCACAAATAGGGGAGACAGTTGGAAACCCTGTCCAGCCATTTGTCGAAGGCTGTTTTGTAAAACTACACCTTTCTCCTTGTGTCTCTCTTTTGCTTTCTCCAATGTTTCCAGGCTCCTTGCCGTATTCCAATCGAAACTGTTGGGAGTTGGTAATAAACCCCTCAATGCCATTTGGTCTAATGGCATTGTAAATGGACGATGTCCTTTCTGTTCCAATCTCTTCATTCTTTGGTCGTATGCTTCGAAATTGGTTTGTTCTCTGTGCTGCGCTAAAGGAGTAGGCAATAAACCAAATTCGGTCTCGTCTGTGTGGTGCGTTAACGGCACAAGCTGGAAGTAAAAACGGGAGGACTTCGTAGCCTTGAGCTTCCAACTCAATTTGCACTTCGTCGAATACCAGTCCCCCGTTCCAATTAGTAAGGCCGCGAACGTTCTCGCCCACAACCCAACTCGGCTGAATTTCCCTAATTGCTCTAAGCATCTCAGGCCAGAGGTGTCTCTCATCTTCTTTGCCAAGTCGCTTTCCTGCACTTGAGTAGGGTTGGCAAGGGAAGCCTCCACTAATGATGTCGATTGTTCCTCTGTGAATAGTGAAATCTGTTTTTGTGATGTCATTGTAAGATATTGAATTTGGGAAGTGATGTTTTAAAACTTTTTGACCAAAGGTGTTCCATTCGCAATGAAATACGTTTTCCCAACCGCACCATTCTGCTGCTAAATCAAAGCCACCTATTCCGCTAAATAAACTGCCGTGTCTCATTTGAATGTTGTTTTGTTTTGTTTAATTTGTTCCTCAAAAAATAATGCTACCGCTACTGCTCGAGCCTGGTTCTTTAACCATTTATCAGTCCATTCGTCTCGGTACTGCTTTGCGCTTATGATGTCCATTTTATTAGCTTTGTAGGTAATAATCTCCATAAGTTTCTTTTTAGCAAGTGCGCCATCTTCTTTTGTCCATACCTTGAT